TAAAAAAGTAACTGATCGAACTCGGGTTCATACTCTTTCATCTTGTTCATGAGTTGATAGTTCATGAAGTTTTTTACTCGTGTAGATTGGTCTTCTTTTTGTTTATTTACTACACCCATAATCTGAGTGTGTACTGGACCAGTTGCTGGAAGTAATTCTTTGTAAGCGTGTGCTTGAAACTGTGTTACCGCTTCAGCTAATACAGGGTGCGTTGCACCACTTGCATTTGTAAACGGCTGTGATCTTGTTTGATATTTAAATCCTAATAGGTCTAAACCTTTTGTGTAACCATCTTCCCAATCTTTTCTAGATGCTTTGTATTGTGTATAATTTTCGTAAAGATCAGAACCTAATCTACCTAAAACTTCTTCAGGTAATAAGTCTGCTAAATTATCAAAATGTTCGTTTGTGCCTGGTTGGTTTACAGCTTCTGGGTCAAAACTAATTGTTGCACCACCGTCTTCTTCTTGTGTAACTTGAATATCTTCTGGTCCAACTTGTTCTTCTACATTAGCCTGAGATGCTTCTACGACCTCTTCTTCACTAGGTAATTCTATTTCCTGCTTTACGTTTGGTAAAGACTTGTCTATTTCTGACATTATTTTTCTCCGA